ACGACGCTGTTGAAAATGACGGGAGACATCCACCAGGCGTTTTGCGCACCGATGATTGGGTTGCCGATACCTGATGCACATGCAGTCAAGTCGGTAAGAGCCAATGCTCCAGCCGATGCAACATTTGTGTCATCGACGCTTGCATCGCCAGCAATACCAGCAGTATTAACACCACCGGCAACGCCGTTGAAGAGGTTCTTGTCTTCTTCAAGTGCAATGCTGTAAGCAATCGACTCAACAACAACATTCATGATGTCTACGATCGAGTCTTCAGTGACTTCGGTAGACATCTTAACAAGTGCTGCAAGCTTCTTCGCGGTCAACTGAACTTGACTGAAAGCTAGGTCGCTTTCTGTGATTGCGGCTGCTTCGGCAGGGTAGTAAACCGTTGCGTGAGCAGTGACCTTTGGGACTGTCCAAGTGTCAGCCGACATGACAACACGTTGACATGCTTGACGAGCCGCGCCTCTTTGTTCCATGAGGTTAATTAAGGCGTCGGACAATGGATCGGGGACGAGATTTCCACCGTCAGCAGCAGTGCCAATATTCTGCGCTGCAACAAATTCTTTTGCACGACGATTTCCGCCGAGTGCAGCTAGCCACATGCCGGACTTGTAAGCATCTTCGGAACTCGCGAAATGCTTTGAACGCTGATTCTTTACTCTTGCTGGGATCACTTCCTTGCTTTCCTCGATTGAGTCTTCGATTTGTGCAGGCTCAACAATCGAGCTTGCCTGGGGAACTGCCTTAGCTGCTTTGGCAGCATCTAGCTTGTCTTGAACTGCTTGCAGGGAATTCCTTTCCCCTTCAAGCTTGTTGAACTCGGCATCGAGTTCATTGACGAGATCGATCTGAGTTTGATCGAGTTCACTCTCTGCCGAGAGATCCGACAGTGCCTGCAACTCGTCTGCAATCGATTCGAGTCGGGCATTGATTTCCGCAATCTTTTTCATAGCTTCCCTTCTAGATTGATATCCCCGACTCCTTCGGGAATTAACGGTTAATTTTACAGCGTCAGCTTTTCAGCTTGATTCGACGCATTGCACACTTGGCTCGGAGTGCTGCATGGAACGCAGGTGAGCAGAGTGCCTTAGCCTCGTACTCCTCGTCCTTGGACTTGCTCCTAGCCTTTACTTCGACGATTTCATCAATGAATCCGGCTTGGAGTGCTGCTTCAGCATCCATCCAAGTCTCAGCATCCATCAGTGCCAGCATCTCTTCCTGAGATCCGCCTGTCTTCTCGGAGTAGCTTGCTGCAATGTCTTTGTCGAGCAGATCCATGATATCGGCCATTGATCGGAAGTCTTTGCAGTTCCCGACCGCAGCAACCCAGCACCTGTGTATCATGAACTTACCTGTCGAGTTAATTTTCACGATATCGGCTGCAACAGCCACCACCGTGGCAATCGATGCTGCCAGCGCATCAATGTGGACGGTCACTTTGCCATCGTGATTGACAATAGCATTAAACATGCTGAGCCCATCGGTAACGCTTCCGCCTTCGCTGTTGAGGTGGATGGTTACATCTTGTCCTGCATGTTCTGCCAGCACATCGATAAAGTCATCTGCTGAGATGCCGTTCTCGTAATCACCGATGAACCCTCTCATCGTGATCTCTTTCTTCTCTGGATTACTCTCCAGTTTCATCGTTAATCTCCCGTTGGGGTTCGTTGTCGTCTTCTTCCTCGATTGGTTCATCTTCCGGCTGTGTAGCCTGTGAAATATCGAGTGCAATCTCGTGAGGCAGCTTGTCTCCGTCTTCTACAGGTGGGAAACCGTGTAGCTGACGTATTTCGTTGATGGTCAGCACGCCATGTTGCTGCATCTTCATCGTGTAATCAGCAAGTGAGTTCGGGTCACCTTTGAGCAGTGGAGTTGTGTCGAACTCGACCTCTAGTGGTCTGGCTGGGCTGATTAGCTTTGCTGCAACCTCTTCTTCCCATTTGCACATCCAACGCTGCAAGCAGTTGTTTACATACGCTGTATTGCGTTCTGATATGCTTCGGTAGGTCTGTCCTGTGTTGTCACCAAGGATCGATTCAAGGCCGAACAGCAACGCAATCTCTTCACGCTGGAAGGATCTTTGCTGTAGGAACTGAGCGTCTGCTGCTGAGACAGGAAGTGCTGTGGCTTTCATGCCATCACGCAAGAGTCCTGCTCGACCTGTATTGCTGACACCTTCATGCTTGGCGTTGAAGTTGTCGAGAAACTCCTGAGCATCTTTAGCAGATCGAAACATCCCGACAGGTGCTTCAAGTAACAAGCCTGGGCGACCCGAGTTAGCCAGTGTCGTTGCAGCAGCCTCTTGGCCGCCTTGAGCTAGCCCAAAGACATCCTTAGCAATCTCAACAACGTGCATCCCCCACACGCCATTTAGTGACGTATTCATAATGTGCAAGACATCACGGTCAGGGATCTTGTAGTATTCGCCTTGGCGTAGCTTCAGTGGCAACGTGTTCTGTGTCGTGCCTTCGTGTGCTGTCACTAGATGCCATTTTTCGCCATCGACGAGCATGGTCTGACAGTTCTCAGGTAGGATCGGGATAAGTTCAACAGGAGTCCCGAGGTTATTCCTAGCAATGTATGCTCGGCCATTACCGCTGATGAGTGCATGAACCATCATGATCTCACGGAGGGTAAACGCAGTCATTGCCTGATTAGGCGATACGTTTAGCAGCCTGTACGCAGGGTTCTGACTCTTTAGCTCTCGGTTACCATCAGCAGTCTCTTCGTAGACGTTGAACGGCAACTGGCTGATATGGCCGCTGATTTTGTTGACTGCATAGATGACGGCAGCAAGGCCGAGTGCAGTCTTTGTATTGACTTTGATTCCAGTTCTGGATTTCTCACCGTTGAAGAACTCGACAAGCCAACTGGCTGGGTTCTTTTGATTGGTGAACGCCCAGAATGATTTAGCGTTCTTCATTCTTACCTCAAGTTATAAACACATTCCCGTCTCCGCGACCGGGAGCAACCATCGCTCTTCGGTACGCCATGAGCATCGCGACAAGTGGATCGATCTTGGATGAAGAGTTGGACTTATCTAACATCCATCTGTCTTGGCGGTCACGAACGGCTACGGCATTGGTTAAACACCAACGCAGCAGTGGATTGCCGTCATGTGTAAACCGGCCATCTGACATTGCTTGGCGGAAGTCAGATATTGGTTCATTGAAGTGAGCAGTCGTTTGAGCCATCGTTGCAATGACGACTCCTTGTTGACTTACTTGCTCGCCAAACTGTTGTGCTTGGTAGGGGTCGATTGCACAGTCAATGCAATAGTTGTCCCAGTAGTCGTTGATAAAGTCGGCTTGGAGGTCTGTGATTGGTGAATCAGTAACCTTGATTAGTCCATTCGCTACCCAGTCAACGAATGGCATTGCAGTCAGGTCGCGGCGAGTATTCCTAGCTATGTATGAGACTGTCTTGGCCTCATAGCGGTAAATCGGAGTGTTGTCGTCCTTGTAATCACCTGTCCTGAACCTAGCTACCAATGCGTAAGCAGCCAGATCGTCACGCCCGCCAAGGTCAATTCCAGCAGCAACACAGTCAGCCTGTTTCCAATCGCTGAGTGTGCCACGGCAACCATCAAAGTCCTCAAGCGAAAAAATACGCTCTGTGGACGAAACCAAGACATTAGCGTGATACCTCTTAAACCTGTTTAACGCTGTAGTGGAGGTCTTACACGGTTTGCTTTGGGCTCGGAGGAAGTCTTTGGTGATTGACACTCCGAGGTTTGGGTTCGCTTTGATCCAGTTGTCTTCGTCGAGTGGATCATCGTCTTCATCTAACTCGTAGATGATCGGCAGCATCGTCTCTTCATTGACTGTTCGCTCTAGGACGTTTTTGCAAAACCCTATCTGCTCAAGCCATATATGAGACTGGTCATCACCGGCTGTCGTGGTGGTCATGAGCAGTGGTTGAACCCTAGAACCACTTCCTGTGACCATTGTGTTGTAAAACTTGCGGTGAGGATTCGAGAACGCATGAGTCTCGTCTAGGCTCACCATCTGTGGATTCAGTCCATCATAGGGTCGGTCTGATCCTACACACTGAATGTTCCCACCGTTGTGGTTAAACGTGATCACCTTGTTAGCTACTGTTGATGATGTTTTCAGTAGCTTGCTCTGATGTCTCATGCGAAGACACTCAGCAAAGATCACCTTTTCCGCTTGTTCTTTTTTGGTTGCTGCCAGAATGATCTGACTGCGTGACTCAGGCTCATTGCTAACAGGATTAAAGTCGATGGCCGCCATATACATGGCAATCCCAGCAGCTAATGTACTGTTGTGCGTCAGAACATAATTTCCAGTAAGGTAAACACCACCTTCTACCTGCACGCACTTTGTCTTTTGATTCTCAGGCAGCCTTGTTACGGAAACAACTTTTCTTGTTCCATCTTTCTTCTTGACTCGAACACGCTGTCTTTTTCTTGGCAATC